TCGAAATCTAGGTTTACATACTGAAGAAAATCCGGACCAACATCAAGATCCATAAGCGAAACAATATGCTTAACGGTATTCTCGGTGTTATCTGACAAATTCATAGTCGTAAGAAGAAATTCACGTCTAAATGTATCATAACCAAATTCTTGCCCTCCTTGGAGGAAACGTTTCAAGAACAATGAGTCAATTGCAATTTGTAGTTGCTTTTTAACTCGTTTATCTGAACAAGGAATTTGATAAGTATTAATAAAAGAAAGTGAGGGGAAAGACCTTAATGGTTGATCGAGAAGCAATTCCCGAAGACCACTATGTGTCATACACCTCTTTGTTACTCTCTGGATATCAACGGGTCCTAAAAAGCACTCGTGATACTCTTTCGATGTAACAGGGCTGTTAAAAACCCTTTCTTCTTCTAACATACTTGATACATTTTTCTCTCTGATTGACAGATAAGGAATTGAAATACATCCATCCATGGGTTCCATCTTTCTAAATAAATCGTTTAAATAACAGGCCTTGGCCGTTTTAATTGATTTAATAGACTTCAAGGGTTTACCCCAAGATAGTGATAAACCTCCATGGCTGACAGGTACAGAAATAGATCTGACCGTCAAGGACAATTTTTGTCGATTGACACTTTTGAAGAGGTCCTGGACCACTTCACAGTTTTCGCTCGGCATTGCCAATTCCAAATCTCTCAAACATTCTCCCAGAACACGACTACGTCTATCTAAGACTAACTGCTTACCAGATCCTACTATGCTTCCATTAATAATCAATTGAGAATTAATAGTTCCATATTTAGGATGAATATAGTTTTTCCCTAAAGAAAGATCGAGACCAAATTCATGGACCTTCTCTTTCCAAACAGGATAAAGCTTTGGTTGAGCTCTCATGAGTATATCATCTCCATTAATTAAATATTTTGAAGGTGACAACCCACTGAACTCAGCAGTACAATCATTTAATAGACACAGCAACGGAAACGATAAGAGTGATCCCATCAATTGTCCAGACTTCTGAAGTACCGGGTTTAACCCCGAATCCTTCGGATAAACTAGCAAATGTGGTGACATCTCTTTCATGGCCCAACGTTTAGTAGGCTCATGATCAATCGACTCCAAAATTCCCTCCATTAAGGCTTTAGAGCCCTCGATAGAGAAAGAATCAGTTGCTGCTGAGTAGTCGCCGGATATCCAAACATCTCCCGGCTCAGATCGCTCGTGAATACGTAAAATTGCATTCTCTAAGCGCTGAGTACCGTGAGTTAGACAAAATTGATCAAAATCTCCCAATGCAAGCCACATGGCCCGCTGAAGAGGTTTTAAACAAAATGTGTCCCCAATACCAGCTGTAATTATCCGAACTTTTAACGGTTCAGGTATAGGCTCTACCCTTACAGGCAGAGGCCCTACAGGCGGGTATGCAGGGAACTCAATACATTTAGTGCATCCAGTTCCACTTTTAAAATCAAAAGATTGAGTGAAATTAAATTCTTCAATCTCCTTTAAAAGCGGTTCTAACACACTAGTGTCTTGACATTTGTCTACAACAGTTTGTATCCAGTTCTGTCGGAAATTCTCATGGTGCCTTTGACGTTTCTTAAACACGTCTCGTAGTATGCCAAAATCCTCAAATGGAGTCCATTTTACTGGTTCTCCATCTTTATTAAAATCCAATAACCGTTGGAAATAATATTTCGAATCAAGCTTTCCTGTAGTAGGCGCTTTAAAACGCTCACTTATAGATTGCTCGTTCTTGAAAACAATATTTTCACAACGTAACCAACTTGGTGGTCTTTTCAAACAATAAGTTTTGTTGAGTTCGACCAAAATTGGAAAATGAAACCTCCTCCAAAAAGAGGCATCATCAATTATTGGGTTCTGAGGTGCATAGACTGAACGAATTGACGATCCAAAATTTAAATTGGATGTACAAATGATAATCGGGGAACAAAATTTTTGTCCCTTCTCATCAAGTTCAGCCATTGGAAGGACATAAGGATTACATGAAACAAGAGTTTGAAACTCTTTAATATCATGACCATCCGTGGATTGACCCAAATCATCAAAAATGACAATCGGTTGTCCACTATATCCATCCCAATGTTCTACGTGACAAGTTCTTTGATAAATCAAAGACTTTCTGTCTACACCAGGAAAAAGGCAAGAAAGCTCGCTAACAATTTGGTTAATGCGCGTACTTTTACCTTGACCTGGCTGTCCAAATAGCCCAATTACCAATGGTTCCATTCTATCGTCCGGATCCTCTTTTGATGGAAGATCTTTAAGACGACTGTTAAAGACAAGATCTCCTTTTACTCCACCTTTTTTACGAGGGAAAGCAAAAGAAGCCTCTTTAGGGGGAAAGAATCCATGATTCGCTTTATAATACTTAGCGACATGTTTTCCAAAATCCCTTCCTTTAGCTTTAAGCTTTTGAATGGTCTCATCTGAGAGCCCACGGTGTGGACTACTCAATTGGTTTTTATGTTTAATAATGGCATCCAGA